ACATTTCCTCGCCTACTACACGGTCAATAGACGCTCCCGGTATCTCCTGAGCCGCTTTCATGGCTTGGCGAGGTCCCAGGTAGTCCAGTTCCACCCGCACGCCTTCAGGCGTAATCAGGATGGTCTTAACGACTTTGCGCTTGTAGTAGATTTCGACAGGACGGAGACGGCCACGGTTCGGGTCAACATAGGTCCAATCCGTCATGCGTAGCACGGTTGGATCTATCGGCATTCCTGTTCCACCCAACCCGCTGGGCAGATGGTTCACACACTGGCGAAGCTCTTTGGCCTTTTCAGGCCACAGGCATATGGCATCTTCTAAGTCAATCCACTTGGACCGACAAATGAACTTGGCATCCTCGTTCCAGTCGTATTTGCGGGAATGGGGGTCAGGGAAGATGTAAAAGGGGTTTTCGTTGCGAATGACAATGGAGGGCTTGCCGTCAGAGTCCTTCGCGGAACAAATCTCTATGACGCCAAAGCCCCCGGTATAGCCGTCTTTAATTTGGTCAGACTCTTCAAACTCAGCCCCGTTGACCTGATCCACCCAGCGGAAGATGTCTGAAGCCTGAGAAGCGGTCTGCTCGTCTACAACAGCGTTCCGGCCGAGGACAGTCACGGTGGTATGCTGCCGTTGAAACTGGCCCAGAATGCGGTCTACTTTGGGCTTGATGAGGTTTTCGGTAACAACCGGCTGGCCGCGTTCCTCGAGCATGGCCCGTTCAAACGCGGTCCACTGCTCGCCCTCGTAGAACTTGTAATCCTGGTCAGCGTTGGTGCGCCATGCTCTCCAGACAGGGGAGAACAAGGCTGAACCAAACATGCGCTCAAGGCGCACAACGACATCGCGGTCAGTTTCCCGACCTATCGTGTATTCACTGATATTGAGATTGCTGCTTGTGTGTGAGTAGGTAGCTGCCAACGGCTCTCCCTGAGAATCCAGGGAGCCGCTGAATAGCGGGGGGCTGGAGGATGACCTGCCTACCTAGCTGCGTAGCAGAACCCCATGGGTTCTTTTCAGCAGACAGGAACCTTTAGTCCTAGTTCAAACTAATCGCTTACACTATATTTTAGAAGATGTCAAGTCTTTTTTATGCAATCCCAATAATCGGTCAATCATGGCTAAAACACCTAGTAAATGTCGCCTAAATAGCTGCAAGTCCTCACGGCTCATATGGGATAGGTCCACGGTTGTACGGCCAAGGATTTGGTCTGTCATATGGCTACAGCACTGGCCAGACTTTAGGATCGTATGACCCTTGCAGGCTCAATTCGCTCCGAACTGGCTCAAGCACATAGGTTTGGAACCACCGAACTTCTCCGTTGTCGTCCAGCACCTTCACGCCGTTCGGCCCGACATTCGCAATCGAGCCGTCCGGTAGCCACTCGGTGAGGTCCATCACCGCGAATACTTCGCTGGTGTAGATATGCCTGACCTTCATAACCCTCCTATACGCACTGCCACGGCACGGTTTTAGATTGCTGCTTCTGACGCTGGGCTTTAGAGGCAACTCGTGAGATGCAGTACCTACGGGCAAATTCCCGCAAGCAGAGCGCATCAGCCTTATTCGGTGAGGCTACGCCCCTTTTCCTGAGTTCCTTTTTGCTTTCAACCCTGATTTTGCCGTTTTCTTCTCTCCAGTGTATGTCAGTGAGTTCGCCCAGTAGTTCATCATCCATTGGGATGCAGATTTGGCGCTTTTCAAACGCTTCACGAAGGTTCCACCAGAGTTCGTCACGCAAACGGTGGAACCGACTCTGCTCACTCGGAACCTCTGCAACGTTGACATCGTAGAGGTTTCGTAGGTTTGCCACTCGGCTAAGGTGAGAATGCACACCGGCCCCGAGTCCAATAATGTCAATGGCTGCGGCATACTGCCCCTCCTCATCAGAAAGTAAGTCCCTCAGGCACCCTTCCACCTTCCACGCTATCTGTGTCGTATCCATCCCCTGGACTTCGTAGAACGGCATGGAAGGCGAATGGGGAATAATCACATGGCCCCTGCCAGGAATAATCACGGTCTTATCATCCCCCTGCCCACCTACGTCTACACCAATGGTGAGAGGCTCCAATGGGTCAATTTCGCCCTCCCTGTGCATGGCATCATAGGCCCAATCCCACGGTATCAAGACATCGGGAGCCGCTAACGGTGGTAAGCCTTTGACGCGGATACGGTAGAAATTCGATTCCTTGCCGTACTTCTCAGCCAATCGCGCATGATCGGCTTCCATGTTGGGAGCAAAGACCGGCCGTGTTTTGGCTAATTCCTCGCAATCCCAGTGGTGACAGGCCCAGTATTTACGGAACTTGGACTGAGACTCGATTGCAAAGCCATGAGAGCGGGTGGGGTTGAATATCATTAGAATCAGGTTGCAAACACCGCCTAAACCGCCCTCCAGCGGCTTGAATACGGCATCCGGTACACCAGACGCCTCGTCTACAATAATCGTCACATAGCGTTCATGGAGACCGCCTAAGACTTCAGCCTGCTCCTCAGGGCTCGAGTTCTTCTGAATCGTGCGAGGTTCTATGAACCACTCAGAGCCCCCGCCTTCTTTCATGTAGATTTTAGTGGCTCTATGCTCAATGTTGGTCTTGAGCATTTCAGAGCCACGCCAGAGCTTGTGAAACTCAGGCCAAAGGACCGACTCAATCTGTGGGCCAGCTGGAGCCGTGACGCGGGTTTTAGAATGGGGAAAGCAAAACAGGGTATGCATCCCGATCCAGCCGGCGAAGTGGGACTTGCCCGAATCGTGACCGCTCTGAATGCTCATGCCCATTTTGTCTTTATAGGGCTTCTCCTCTTCCTCCAGTGGCGTTCCCTTGGCACTCTTGACCTTCGCCCGTATGAGTAGCCCCCAATCCTTTAACGCCGCCTCCTGCTGGAATGTCGGCTCCTCTTTGAACACTTCGCGCACGAAGGTCAGTGGCGAAAACTGCCACTCCATTATTTTCTTAATCATGCGCTGTTCTTGGGAGAGGGCCATTTTACTTAAACCTGAATCCTTGGGTACCAGTTCTCACCGCCGTAAATACCCTTTTTTCTCGCCAGATAGGACAGTACGTCATTCACATGGAAATTGTTATGGCCAAAGTGGTCGTAAATGTCTTTGATGAACCTGTAGTCATCTTCAGTGTTGACATCGAGGCGTATATCGGCTTTCGGGAGGATGTAATTAAAATACTTGTGCGGGTGTTCGCGGTAGCTCGCATCTCGGTAGCACTCACGGTTCCGCGTTTCATGGTCAAGAATCTTTAGCCGACTTACGCTAAACACCTCTGCCCCAACACCATCAACCCACTTCCCGTTCACCTTTGCCGTGGTATTCGATGAAAATGTGACATCGCAGGACAGGTAGGTTTCAATAACCTCGTCTATGTACTCAGGCTGAATGCAAGGGTTATCACACGGCACTCTCACCACAATGTCAGCATGGCAGCGTTCAGCTACGGTGAGATACCGAGCTACTAAGTCATTCTCATCTACCAATGGCGCATGAACACGGCAAGGCATCCAGGCAAAGGCGTTCTCATCCTGCGGAGGCACGGCTAACACCACATGGTCTAACCGCTTGGCCCTTTTTACCCGCTCAATGATGTTTTCAGTCATTGGCTTACCAGCTAACGGCAGCAAAGCCTTGCCAGGTAAGCGTTTGGAGCCCATGCGCTGTTGAAGGATGGCGACGACTTTCACTCTGGCCCCCAGCACTTCCCTACATACACAAACTGTGAGCGATTCTTGCTTAGATAGTTATTAATCTCGTTGGCAGCGCCTTCGCACGCTGCTTTAGTCGGGATATGGGATTCCGGTAACTTGGATTGCGTTTCCGTTTAGCATCAGAATAATCGTAAGTACCCACATGATGCCTCCTCATGCTGATGGAGTGCCCCAGTGTTTACACGTAGCACATAACGGATTGGCCAAGTCCCTACGTCCCGCCTTATGCGCTTCAATCATGCGTTGCCGTGTCGGTCCGTTCCATATGGCTTCGAGTGTTTCTGTGTTAGCGTCTCCGATGTATCCATGTC